CTGCGTCCTTGCTCATCGCGACGAGCTGACCGCGCAGAACAGGGCGAAGTTCGGCCGGGTCGCGCCTGACATCACCACCTCTGTCGTCGATGCCGAGGCCAAGAGCTGGGCAGGGCGGGCGACCTTCGCCATGGTGCCGACCCTCTCGCGGCCTGCCAATCTGGCGGCGATGCCCGCGCTCGACCTTCTGGTCATCGACGAGGCGCATCACGCCGTGGCCGACAGCTATCGCCGGATCATCGATCATGTCCGGAATGCCAATCCTGCCTGCCGGATCTTCGGCGTCACGGCGACGCCCAACCGGGGCGACCGCAAGGGTCTGCGCGAGATCTTCGACAATGTCGGCGACCAGGTGCGCCTGAGTGAACTGATCGCCTCGGGCCACCTCGTTCCTCCCCGCACATACGTCATCGATGTCGGTGTGCAGGACCAGCTGCGCGCCGTCCGCAAGAGCGCCGCGGATTACGACATGACCGAGGTCGCGCAGATCATGAACCGCGCGCCGGTGACGGACGAGGTGGTCCGGCACTGGAAGGAAAAGGCGAGCGAGCGGCCGACCGTGGTCTTCTGTTCCACCGTCGCCCATGCCGAAAACGTCGCCGCCGCCTTCAACGGCGAAGGTGTTTCGGCGGCTGTCATCCATGGTGATCTCGATGTCGGCACGCGCCGCCGCATCCTCGCCGCCTATGCCTCGGGCGAAATCCGCGTCATCGTAAACGTGGCCGTGCTGACCGAGGGCTGGGACCATCCGCCCACCTCCTGCGTCGTGCTGCTGCGGCCGAGTTCCTACAAGTCCACCATGATCCAGATGGTCGGGCGTGGCCTGCGCACGGTGGATCCCGAGGAACACCCCAGCGTCATCAAGACTGACTGCATCGTGCTGGATTTCGGGACGTCGAGCCTGATCCACGGCACGCTGGAACAGGATGTCGATCTGGACGGAAAAGCCGAGACCGGTGAGGCGCCGACGAAGACCTGCCCGGCTTGTGAGGCGGAAATCCCGCTTGCCGCGATGGAATGCCCGCTCTGCGGTGAGGTTTTCGCGCGCGACCTGGACGAGCCACGCGAAGGCCAGGACGCCGTCCCGCTCTCCGGCTTCATCATGTCCGAGATCGACCTCCTGAAGCGCTCAAGCTTCGCATGGGTCGATCTCTTCGGCGATGACGCCGCGCTGATGGCCAACGGCTTCAACGCCTGGGGCGGGATCTTCTTTCTCGACGGTCGCTGGCACGCGGTGGGCGGTGCGAAGGGGCGTGCACCCCGGCTTCTGGGCGTGGGCGAGCGCACAGTCTGCCTCGCACAGGCCGATGACTGGCTGAACGAATACGAGACCGACGAGAGCGCCTTCAAATCGAAGAGCTGGCTGAAGCAGGCAGCGACCGAAAAGCAGCTGCAATACCTGCCGCCCGAGTTCCGGCAGGACTATGGCCTGACCCGCTATCGCGCCTCGGCACTGATGACCTTCGGCTTCAACAAGCGCGAAATCCGCCAGCTCGTCGGCCGTGCCAGCCCGGACATCGGGAGGGCGGCGTGAACCATGTCGCGGAAGTCGCATCTGCACCCGACCAGGTTTCTGACCGTGCACGCCTCTGGCACCCACGCTTCGTGCCCTGCGCCGTCTGCCTGCGCCCCGCGCAAGGCTTCGGCTTCTTCAATCCCGCCAAACCACGCCCCCGCAAGCATCGCTGGTTCTGCTCGATGCCCTGCCAGGCATGGTTCGCGGCCCGCCATCGAAAGGGACTGACCATGCAGGGAATGACCGACGAAGAGCGCGAGGCCATCGCGCTTGTGATGAAGCGACTGGGCCAGACAATGGACCGGATCGGCTGGGACAAGCGGCTCAGCGATCTCACGGCGGCTGACGTCGCGGCGCTGATCGAGGAAGTGCTCGAGGGCTACGGCGCCGAGATGTCGCGCATCGCCGCCACGGCGGAGGTGCCGTTCTGATGCTGGACTACAACCACCGCCCCGGCATTGCCGAACGCGTCAACGCCGCCATCGACGCCGCGCTGATCGCAGAGCGCGAGGCCACCCCGCCCCGCACCTATCTTGGCGCATCCCGGCTGGGCCATGCCTGCGAGCGCGCGTTGCAGTTCGAATTCGCGGGCGCGCCCAAGGATGAAGGCGCGGATTTCGGCGGCCAGACGCTGCGGATCTTCGAGATCGGCCACCAGCTCGAGGAACTGGCCATCCGCTGGCTGCGCGCGGCCGGGCTCGACCTCTACACCCGCAAGGGCAATCGGCCTGACGGCGAGCAGTTCGGCTTTTCTGTCGCGGGCGGCCGCATTCGGGGTCATGTCGACGGGATCATCGCCGCGGCACCTGCGCCACTTGGCATCGGCGTTCCTGCGCTCTGGGAATGCAAGACCATGAACGCCAAGAACTGGCGGGCCTGCGTCAAGGACGGGGTCGCGCTCGCCAAGCCGGTCTATGCCGCGCAGATCGCGCTCTACCAGGCCTACATGCAAGGGACGGTCCACGGCATCTCTGCCAATCCGGCGCTGTTCACGGCGATCAACAAGGACACGGCCGAACTGCACCACGAACTTGTGCCCTTCGATGCAGCCCTCGCGCAGCGCATGTCGGACCGGGGCGTGCGGATCCTCCAGGCGACCGACGCGGGCGAACTGCTGCCACGCATCGCCACCAGTCGCGATTTCTTCGAATGCCGCTTCTGTCCGTGGGCTGCGCGCTGCTGGGGGCTACCCGGATGACCGAAGAAAACATCATCCACTTCAGCCCATGGCAGGATTTCAACGACGCCCCGGCGGCCGAAGATCCGTTTGGCGTAGAGCCTGACCCGCTCCAGATCGCGACGTTCCTCGATGTCGTGTTCGGCTGGTGCGAAGGCCAAATCCCGGTCCGAGGCTTTGTCGACATGGGGCAGGGCAAGGAGGGCCGGCCGCACAACGTCTGGATGGACGCTGATGCCACAGCGCCGGGCAAGCTCGCCACCTTCGCCAACTGGGCCTGGCGCGAAGGGGCCGCCGTCTACGTGATCCCCGGCACGGTCGCCGGGGCAGGACAGGCCAAAGCCGCCGAAGTCCTGCAAATGCAGGCACTGGTCGTCGATCTCGACGCGGGCGACATCCCTGCCAAGCTCGCCCATCTGCTGCGCCATCTGGGTCAACCCACCCTGATCATCGAGAGCGGCGGGCGAACGCCCGAAGGTGCCAGCAAGCTCCATGTCTGGTGGAAGATGACCGAACCCGCCGAGGGGGCGGCGCTGGCCAGCCTTTGCCGCCTGCGGGGCGAGATTGCCCTGAAGGTCGGCGGCGACACGCATTTCCGGTCTGCGCACCAGCCGATCAGGGTGGCAGGCACCGTCTATCACAAGCATGGCAATCAGCGCCTGGTGCAAATCCGCGAGCACCATTCCGTCGAGGTCGATCTTGACGAGTTCGCAGAGTGCGTGGCCGAAATGCCGCCGTTGCCGGGGGCCGGGATGGCCGCCAGCGGCAGTGTCATCCCGGACAAGCCCCGCCTCGACGATGTCTTGGTTACCCCGGTGCGCGAGGGTGGGCAGGACGACTGGTCCCGTTTTGAGGGGGCATCGGCCGCGATCGGGCATTTCATCCGCATGGTCCATGAGGGTCGACTGTCCAAGGACGAAGGCTGGGAGGCGATCTGCGGCTACAACGCCGCCATGTTGCGGCCCTCCTGGCCGATCGAGCGCCTGCAGCGCGAATCCGAGCGGCTCTGGGATCTGCATGTGCAGAAGAACGGGCCGCCGCTGATCCGCCTCGACAGTGCAGCCCCCGCGCAAACTGCCCTGCCGACCTTCACGCTGGGCGCGCTCCTCGACGACACGAGCCCTATGCCCGACGACATCATCGGCCCGCGCGTGCTGACGCCAAGCGGGCTCCTGGTGCTGGGCGGCGCGCCCAAGGTGGGCAAGAGCGATCTGCTGATCGCGTTGCTCGTGCACATGGCGGCGGGCGT